GATAAAAAAACAAGGCGCTATCGGAGTTTTAGCGTTATGGCTTGCGTACACACATTTTGAAGTACAAGACGTTAAAGACCGTTTGTATAATTGTTTAGATAAAAACGAATACTACAATAGAAAGCCTATTCAAGAAAAGCCTTTAGTACCTATTATAAAAAACGATACGGTTGCGGTACTTGAAAATAAAAGCCGTAAATTAGCTAAAAAATAATTTATGAAGCTAACGACTAACTTTAACTTGTCCGAGTTTAATAAGCATAATTTTACTATTACGGACACAATTTTTCAAAACATTTTTGAACTTGCGAAGAACTTACAAGTGTTAAGAGATGAAGTAAAGAAGCCTATTAAGATAACAAGCGGCTTTCGTGATCCGTCTTTTAATAAGAAAATAGGCGGTGCTACTCAATCAAGACATATTACGGGCGAAGCTGCTGATCTAAAAATTGAAGGTTACACGCCTAAACAAGTAGCGGCAATAATTGAAAAGTTAATAGCTGCTGGCAAAATGAAACAGGGCGGTTTAGGAATATATAGCACGTGGATACATTACGACATTCGCCTTACTAAAGCACGTTGGACTAAATAAAATAATTATGGCAAAGAAAAAAACAGTTAAAATAGATACGGATAACTTCGATCTAAATTTAGAAAAAGACGGTACTAACGTAAAGATTGACATCGACACGAAGAACTTAGACATTCAGGTAGTACGTGACGAAATAAACAAAGAGTTTAATTTAGACGGTAAAAATATAGATATTCACGTGAAGAAAACCCCGGAGGGCGTGGAGGTGAAAGTCGATGCCAAAGGGGTTCTTTGGAAAGCAATTGCAAAAAGAATAGTAAAATTTATTTTAAAGCGTTTCAAAGTAGGAAAATAATTTTTTATATTTGTACGCATTTCATACGATGCTTTGTTTAATTTATGATTGACCCCTATTTCGGTAGGGGTTTTTTTATGCCATTTCGTTGACGTCAACAATATGCTTTTAAAACTTTTTTTAAAATATTTTGTTAAAAAGTTTGCTATATTAAATTTTTATATTAATTTTGTTGAAATATTTAAACAAAACACTATGAAAAAACGAACAGGGATTTTAATTAACTCAATAATTATTTTGTTGGGTGCTAACTACGAAAGCTATTTATTATTAGGTGCTGGCGTATTATGTTTATCTTTAGTATTAATTTCTAAAACTAAAAGAGATGAAGTCAAAAATTAAAAACGCGGTTAACACGTATTTTCCGCACCGTCCTAACGTAGTTTATTTAAGTCGCAAGTGGAAAACAAAGATTTGTCCTGAAGACAAAGGTGGATCGTTCAACGAAAAGCTATATTTAGATTATTTAGACGCAATATTAAACTTTACAAAATGAACGGTAACGGTACGAAAAAACGGACTAAACGAGTAAGTGTTACTTTCGAGTGGACAGTACAAACCGATTTAAGGCTAATTTTAGACGAATTAAAGGACTTAATCGGCACGGGAATAGAAATGTACCACAATCAAAAGAAAAGCGTTCAAATCGAGGATAAATATCACGAAGTAGAATTTAGACAAGAATACTTAGATGTTATTCACGATAGCGTAGAACGAGAAATAAACGGAGAATTAAAATTAGTAATTAAAAGTAAAATTTAATTAACATGAAAGCAAAAGAAAAAGCAAAGGAAATATACACGAACGCAAGTAAGTTGTTTAAGCCCGAAAAAATAAAAACGCAAGCGTTAATTTCAGCTCGAAATATTTACGAGTTAGCGCCTTACAATAAGACGGAAGCTAAAAATAAAGAATACTGGATCGAAGTAATTAAACACTTAGAACGTTATGCCTGAAGAAGCAAAAATGGCTTTACTACTTTTCACGGTAGGAATAGTATTAATAGGAATAGGACTAATAAAAAAACACGGACAAGATGAATAAACGAATGAAGAAACGCCGCAACTTGACACGGTTTAAGTATGAAAATTCAAGCTTAATAGTTAAGAATTTAAAAGTATTAAAATATTGGAGAAGAACATTAAGCATATTAAGAACAAGAATAAATAACGAATTTGACTAAATAAATTTGTATATTTGTATATAGTTCGTCTTCACATTATAGAACTAAAAGAACTTATTAAAGCCCTTTAATGAATTCGGACGTGAAGACCCGAAGGAGTTAAGGGGTTTTATATTTAAAAAAAAAATTATGTTAGAAATTAAAGAAGAATTTAAGAAGTTAATACCACCTTTAACGGTAGAAGAATTTAAGCAATTAGAACAAAATTGTTTAGATGAAGGAATTAGGGAAAAAATAATTACTTGGAACGGGTTTATAATTGACGGACATAACCGTTATGAGATAGCGACACGTTGGAATTTAGACTATAAAACCGAAAACAAGTATTTTAAAAACGAAAACGATGTTAAAGAATGGATGATAAACAATCAATTTGGTAGAAGAAATTTAAGTAATTATCAAAGAAGCGTTTTGGCGTTGCAACTTGAAGAAGTGTTTAGTGAAAAGGCAAAGGAAAATTTAAAACTTTCGGATGGTAAAGGTAAGCAGAAATCTGCGGAGCTTAAAATAGAACCTATTGAAACACGAAAAGAACTTGCAAAAGTTGCTAACGTTTCACACGATACAATAGCAAAGGTAAAGAAAATAGAAGCGGTTGCAACTCCTGAAGTAAAAGCACAATTAAGCACTGGCGAAATAAGTATTAACCAGGCTTATCAAGAAATTAAAAAAGAAGAAAAGAAAGAACTTCATATTGAAAAGAAAAAAGAATACGAACAAAGAATTGAAACGGTAACAAACAATGAATTTAAAATTGATATTTTTAATACTACAAATAAATTTAGGGTTATTTACGCTGATCCAGCTTGGAGCTATAATGATAAACAAGACACGCCACAATTAGGAGGTGCTTCAAAACATTATAACACTATGACAGTAAACGAAATTTGTAATTTACCCGTAAATGAAATATCCGAAAAAGATAGCGTTTTATTTCTTTGGGTTACTTCGCCATTACTTGAAGATGCTTTTGCAGTTATTAAAAGTTGGGGTTTTAAATATAAAACTTCTTTTGTTTGGGATAAGGTTAAGCATAACATGGGGCATTACAATTCAGTAAGACACGAATTTTTATTAATAGCTACTAAAGGCAGTTGTGTTCCAGATAATAAAAAGCTTTATGACAGCGTTCAAACAATTGAAAGAAATGATAATCACAGCGAAAAACCAATTGAGTTTCTGGACATTATAGACGATATTTATAATTACGGAAATAAATTAGAAATGTTTTGCAGAAACATAAAAAAGGAAAAATGGTACGGTTGGGGAAATGAAATATAGTTATGACAGAAAATTATAAAAACATGTTAGAAAAAGGGCTTGAGTTTCAAGACTTTGTTACAGATATTTTAATTAAAGAAATAGGAATTTCTTTGAGTAGCTATAATTCTATAAAATACCAAAACACAAAAGGCGAAAACAAACAAGGCTTTGAAATAAAGTTTGATGATAAATACAAAGAAACGGGAAATATATATATTGAAATTGCTGAAAAAAGCCATCCAGATAATTTAAGTTATGTATGGTCTGGTATTTTTAGAAATGATAATACTTGGCTTTATTTAATTGGTAATTATAGTGAAATATTTATATTTTCAAAACAGCATTTAAAATTAATGTATAAGTCAAATAAATTAAAAGAAGTCACAACAGCAACAAGCAAAGGATTTTTAATAGATAGGTTAACTGCTGAAAAATATTGCATAAAAAAATTAGTATTACAAAATAATTAGTATATTTGTACACGGTTACGTCTGACACTATATAACCGAAAAGAAGTTATTAGCCTTTTAAATGAATGCGAAGTCAGACGCGCAGGATTTTAAGAGGCTTTTTTATTCTTATAAACATTATGAATAGTTACGAATTAAGTAGAAAGTGGTTCGACTGGTGCTACGAAAACCCCGAAAAAATATCTCCTAATCATTCAGCACTTTATTTTTTTATTATTGAACATTGCAACCGTTTAGGATGGAAACAAAAATTTGGCTTACCTACGACAATGGCAAAAGAAGCAATCGGAATTAGAAGTTATAATACGTATATAACAACTTTAAATAATTTAGTTGAATTTGGCTTTATTGAACTTATTGAAAAAAGCAAAAACCAGTATTCAAGTAACATAATTGCCCTATCAAATTTTGATAAAGCACATGATAAAGCACTTGATAAAGCGTTAATAAAGCACACGACAAAGCAACTTCAAAGCATTGATAGTATAAATAAACAAGAAACAAAGAACAATAAACATATACCTGAATTTAATGAATTTTTAGAATATGCAATTTCACAAGTGCCAACCGTAAACAAAGAAGATGTTAGACTAAAATACGAAAGTTGGAAGGTGAACGAATGGAAAGACGGAAACGATAAAAAAATTATGAATTGGAAAACCAAATTAAATAATACTTTGCCTTACATTCGTAAAGACGAATTCAAAACTTATACACCTAACATAATACACGAATAAAATGTATAAAAGACTAAGCGACCTACAAACGGAATTACACAATATAAGGCACGAAAAGAACGTACGCGGTAATTCAATAGGCTGGACTTTCGACCAAATACCCTACACGGTAAAAGAAGGATGTACAACTTATATAGGAGCAGCGCCAGCAAGCGGTAAAACGGAAATATGGTTTGAGTTTCTAATTAATTTAAGTTGTTTGCACGGTTGGAAACACGTAATATTTTCCCCTGAAACGGGTAACGCTGCGGAAATTTACGCGGAATTATGCTATAAATATATCGGAAAACCGTACACAATAGGAGAAAATAACATGACACAAGGCGAACAAGTGGCTGCAGAAATGTTTGTTAACGATCATTTTATAGTAATTGACCCTATTGACGAAGATTTAACGCTTGAAAACTTCTATAAATTAGTAGATGAAATTGAACGAACGCAAGAAATAACAATTAACACAACTACGATTGACCCTTGGAATGAACTTACTGAAGAATACATACATTCCGATTTAGGGCGCGAAGATAAATATTTAAGTAGAATTTTAGGAATGGCACGTAAAAACGCCCGAAAGACGAAAAGACATAATTGCATTATAAATCACGTACGTGACCAAGCACCCGTAACGCAAAACGGACATACATTTTATCCTATGCCAACGGCGCGCGACTTTGCGGGCGGTCAGGTATGGTTTAGAAAAGGTTTAACGGTTTTAATTCCGTGGCGACCACCCGCTGGAGTAATGGATAGCGAAGGTAATGTATATGAAGAAAACGAAGTACACTTAAAAGTGGCTAAAAGCAAGCCTAAAGGCGTTTCAAAAAACGGAACTTACAAAATGTATTTAGACGTTGAAAAATATCAATACTATATAAAAGACATGGTAGGAAATAAAATATACGCTATGCGACAAAAACACGAATTAAGACCCGTTTCAAATAGTTTTCCCGTACGTAACCCTGATATTGTAAACGGAAAAGAATTACTTTCGTTTAGTGAACGAATTAAACAAGGCGCATTTGAAGAACTAAAACCAATTGAAAACAAGAATGGCGAAATGACTATGCCTTTTTAAATTAAGAAATATGACACCTAAAGAGAAAGCAGAAAGTTTAGTAGATACATACCGAATCTTGTTAATGAATAAAGATACACAATGTGGTGAAGAAATACTATGTACTGAAATAGCAAAACAATTAGCTATAATTGCAGTTGACGAGGTATTAGATAAGGACGGGTATAACAATTATTTTTGGTATGAAGTTAAAAACGAATTAGAAAAATTATGACACCTAAAGAAAAAGCATTTGAATTAAAGTATAAATATTCTAAATTATTAGACTTAAAAAGCACTGATGAATTAGTTTTGAAATGCGTGTTAATTGCTATTGAAGAAATATTAGACGAATTACCATTTGAAAATAAAAATCGTGAATATTGGTATAGAGTTCAATTTGAAATAGAAAAGTTATGAGTTTAGAATTTATAAAACGTAAAGCGGGTTTAAACGTACTTTACTGGAAAATAAAATATAGCTTAGATAACATCAAAGAAAAACACGAACATCGTACCGACCTTATTTCTTCAATGGAAAAAAGCCTAACGGAAGTAGCTGAAGCGGTGCAATATTTAAACCACGTAGATAAAATGTTGATGGCTACGAATAGACGAAACCACGAATTAGAACTTGAAAACATAATGTTAAAACAAGAGAATGCAAGTTTAAAAACACACGTAAACAATTTAATAGAAGGATTATGACAAGAGAAGAAAAATGCAAATTAGCTATTGAAAGAGGATATACTTATAATCCTGAAACTGGAGAAGTTTATAACCGTTATGGAAAAGTATCAAAATCAATTCATAAAACAGGGTATATTTATATAGGAATAACATTGAATAAAAAAGCATATAGCCTTAAATCTCACCATTTTGCTTGGTACTGTGTTTACAAAGAATGCGTTGAAGAAATAGACCACATTAATGGAATAAGAAATGATAATAGAATATTTAATTTAAGACCTGTAACTCATCAACAAAACAATTGGAATAGAGTAAACGCTAAAGGGTATACTTGGAATAAAACAGTTAATAAATGGCATTCTCAAATTACTTTAAATTATAAAAAAATTTATTTAGGTTGTTTTGATACGAAACAAGAAGCACGTAACGCATATTTACAAGCTAAAGAAAAACACCACGTAATACAAAAACACGAATAAAACATGGACTCTAAAAACTGTTTTACTTGTAAACAAGAACTACCGTTAAATGCTTTTAACCCTTCAAGCATGAAGTACCAGCTAAAGACGGATAAAAACGTTATGCGAGTATGTAAGAAATGTACTTTTTTTAAAGCAATAAAACAACTATCAATGATAAAATACAACTTTGAAATAATGAAATTTGAAATTATAGAATTTGAAAACGCTGGAGAAGTAGCTGAATACTTTACTAAAAATAATTTAATATGAAAATACTCAATCTTTATGCGTGCTTGGGGGGTAATAGGGCAAAATGGAACGAAGTAAGCGAAGATATACAAGTAACTGCGGTTGAATTAGACCCGGAAGCAGCACGTTTATACAAAGAACGTTTTCCGAATGACACGGTAATTGTAGCTGATGCACACCAATATTTATTAGACCATTATAAAGAGTTCGATTTTATTTGGAGTTCGCCGCCGTGTCCTACTCATTCACGAGCAAGGTATTGGAATAGTTCAAATTAC